ACGTCTCGTGGGCTCGGAGATGTGTATAAGAGACAGGACTCTGGGATATCGCCAAGGGCGCTGTATCCCGCTACGACCGCATCTTGGACTAACGCGCGTAAGCTCATGCTCGAATCAGCCTTGCCATTGAAAAGCCAGAGCCATCATTCGCCGTCCCATAGGCCTTCACCATGTTGTAGACCGCAGGCGGAAGGACGGCCTTCGACTCGGTTTTATCGAACACGATCTTGACGACATCGACTTGCAATTCAGCAATCCCCAGGCTGCTGGATTCGGCGGTGCGGTCACTGGCAATCAACTGCTTCGCCAATTCCGCTGTAGCATTCTTCAGAAAGACTGGGATGGAATCGGAATCGAGCAAGATGTTGTCGCGTGTATAGACATCAAACCTCGGCCAGCGTAAGGCTTGATCCGCTGAGGCAATCTCTCCCACCCACTCCACTTGCTCATCGAGAATACGAGTCGCCCACTGCAGCGCAATTTCCTTCGTGGCGTCACTGGCTGCCGTCCAGGCTGAGGCGTTCAACGTCTGCGCGTGAAACGCGTTGGCATCTGCCAGTGTCGCGTAACTATTCGCATCGGCTGCGCCTGGAGTGGCAACTAATGCCATGCGTTACTTCTTGCCTTTCGCCTTAGCGTCAGCCGCCTCTTTTTCGAGGCGTTCCTGCTCTGCCTTCTCCGCTTCCGCCTTCAACGCGGCTTCCTTGGCCGGATCGTACAATTCATGCTTTTTCGGGTCGTAGTCGGCTTCATTCAGCAGAACAATGCCGTCCTCGTTGCCCTTGCAGGGCTTCACTTTGATTCTGACAGTCGCAACAGACATGGCAACCTCACAATGGAGAGAGATGGAGCGAGGCGGGAGCCGAAACCCCCGCCTCAAAGAACCACTTAGCCGAGCAACAGGCCGAGGTGTTCAGGCTTGATGACCTTCACGCCCCAGGCCACAGAGATTTCGTACTGCACCTGGCGATATTGCGGGTAGACCGCCACTTCGAAGGTGATGCCCGAGCGCGGGTCCGTGACCTGCATCACGTCAATCGCACTGTCGCCCTGAGCCGGTCGCGCCGGAACGCGAGTCGCCAGCACAATGGCGTTGCGATGGAAGATCATGTTGCGGGTCGAGCTCGCCACGACCGTGATGTTCGTCGCAGCGGCAGGAATCGCCTGACGCAACCCAGGAGCGGCCAAAACCACCGTGCCACCGCCAGAGACATCCGCATCCCCAGTGAGGACCACATACTGATTTGCATCACCAGCGAAGGTGATGACATCGCCGGCCAGGATGGTGCCGGTACCAGCAGAGGCCAGGGTGATGGTCGTGGCGCCAATCGCATAGCCTGCGTTGTTCGTAGTAGCCGACGCGCCAGTGCCCTTGGTGAAGCTCTTGATCTGTCCAGACTCGCGCATATCAACGCCATGGATCGGCATCAACACGCCCTGCCGGAGAAAGCTCTCACTATTGGACGCCTGGATGTTGTTCAACTGCCCGATGGAGCGGAGCTTCGCGCCAGCGGCCGTACCCAGGACCAGGTTAATGTCCGTCAGCGGAGCGCCGTTATCGACCAGCACTTTCCGCGCTTCAGCCACATCCTCGAACCCAGAACGGGTTGCCGAGAACGCAAACGGCGTGGTACCTGCCGTGCCCGCTGCACGCGAGGCCAGAATATGCAAAGCGGTCAAATCCGCTTCCATCTCGTTGGCGAGGGTGCGGAAGCCTTGCGCAAACTGATCGCGCCGCATAGCCTCCAAGCCAGGTCCACCGGGAGCGGTCAACGACTTCTCTTCCTCACCGTTCCACCGGACCGGCACGCGCCGAGACTTGGTGATGGACATCTGCACGTTGCCGATGGTCTGATCGCCATCGTTCGGCGGGGTCACGCCAGGGGTAATGTCGCTGGCCGTCGCGGCAGGAGCCACAAACGTGGTGATGGTCTGATTGAGGGCGGCACGTTCCGCAGACGGAGACAAGGCGACAGACGGCACCATGCCCACGAGTTCGCGGGAGACAATATCCGCTGCCTGATAGATGGTCGGGATGAGACTGGTAAGGGTATTAGCCACGGGACAACTCCTTTTTGGTTAATGAGCGAATGCCTTTGCACCCACCCCAACCCCGTTGGAGCTGCCCCATTCACCGAATGAGGACTTGCAAAACCAGCACTACGCATCAGCCGCCGGCCAATGCGATAATTTAATCGACGACGGTTCCTTTCCCTGCCACCGCAAACGCATGTTGCGCAGCGGGGTCCATGGAGTTGAACTCAGCCCGCTTCATGGTCTTGCCGTTTGCCGCACCCTTGCCGTTATTGCCTTGAGCCCCACCCCCCGAGCTAGGCTTGAGCATCCACGGACGGTCTTTCGACATATCCGTCAAGAATTCCTGAATGGTGGATGGATTGCTATCTTTCCCGTACACCACAGTGCCATCCGGCTTCACCCGAGTGACTTTGCCATCCTTGATCGTAAATTCCTTCATCACATGCGGCAAGAGAATGTCAGCGACACCAGGGTTATAGCCCGCTTCGGGATGCTCAGCGGCTTTCCGTAATTCGGATTCGACGATGTAGTTATCGCGTTCCCCGTAGGCTTTGGTCTTTTCGCTTTCGAGATTCTTGATCGTCTCAGCCTGCGCGGCGATCTTATCTTCCAGGTCTTTTTTCATGGCGGCTGTGCGTTGCGCCACGAGGGTTTCAAAATCGCCCTTTTTAATCAGTTCCTTCTCGTTGATCTGCCGCGCCTGCTCTTCGTATTCCTTGAATTTGGTCGGATCGACGCCCTTGAAGGACTCCATCTGCTTCGACAGGTCTTCCAGCTTCTTGTTCAGGGCAACGTTGTTCTCTCGAAACTCATCCAGCTTGGCCTTATCGACCATGCCTTCGATTTCGAGCTTGTACTTACCGTCTCCCGTTTTCGTGTAGAGGGTTCGGGCAGCTTCCGGGACTTCATCGAGCGAGGCAACAATAGCTTTGAGCAAAGATCACACTCCTTGTATAGTTTGTGTAACATGGGAGACAACAGGTGTCAAAAACGCGGTGCTAAATACATGGTGCCGCTGCTTCGAATCACGGACGTACTTCAACGCGAGAGTCAGATGCCGGCGACACATCTTCCGGCCAGGTTCAACTGGTTGTGTACACCGTGAACACTTCGGCTGGTTCGTCATGACGACTACGGTTTCTGGGGCTCGACGTTCCTTAATCTCATGCGGCCGTAACGGCTTTGGCCGATGCCCGCAATTCAAACATTTCAGTTCGTCATACAGTAACGCGACAAACCCACCTTGGCAGCGGGTACAGGTCATGAGCGAACCCACCATGCGAAAGACAACAGCATTACAATAACCAGAGCAAGAAGGTGATATTTGAACACGTCCATAGCCTCAAACCATGTCATCAACAATCCCTCCCGACGCGAACCACGCGCCCATTGGCAAAACAGAATGTGGGCTTGTATCCCACCTGTTCAGAGATGATGATCGGCTTAACGGATCGCTTGCCGATCTCAAAACCAGCGTCATAGGCTTTGCTCACGCGCTCTGACGTAGCCTTGTGATCGATACACGCAATCAGTATGGCGCCAAGAATGACCGGCCATGAGCCATAGAACAGCACCAGGCAGACACCGATCCAAAGCGCCAGCGTAATACAGGTTTCGCGCGTGGTCATGCCTTATTCTCCAATGCCGCGACATGCAGCCCTGATGCTTCCCGGCTCGCATCCATCCACAGCGGCTTAATGACTTCGTTCGCGATGAGGAGACATTCGCTAGCCCGATCCAGATGCAACGCGGTTTTATGCGTCATCGCGCGAGCCCCTAACGCCTCAATCACCATTTGATGCGCGGCCAGCATGCCGAGTTTATAGGCTAAGGTGTCTTCAATGGTTTCGATGTTGGGGCTCATGGCGTTAATCCATGCAGTTAAAATCTGCTGCTGTGCATTGTCCTGGCCGTTGTTCCCACTGTCCATCACGGCCAATTACAAATTTTGTATCGGGTTGCCATTTATGCAACTCTTCAGTCGTTGGCATGCTGGATCTCCCTGAGATATTTAAGTTGACTGCATCATTGATCAGTTTCGACGTGTCTTTGTCTGTACTCGTTTGCAGATGAACGACTGGCATGTCTGCCATCCTCAATACGCATGTCACCGGACGAATAATGCGTAATGCCTCTTCCTGCCCGACACGCTTTCCGACGAAGAACATACTGGACCCAGCCAGAACGAAACACGCTAAGACCAATGGCACAAGCGGAACAGTGATAATCGTATCGCCGTCTTTATGTTCAATCATCGTCTATCCTCCAGCATCATCGGCAGTATCCACAGATCCTCAATCCACATCGACATCATCACCCGAGAAATGCACTTGCGCTTGCGGCGTTTCAAGGGCTCGACTCCCGCTCATCGTAAGGTTCTATCGTGTCATCCTGTGTACGTTTTGGAGGAATCAGATAGCCCGCCCCGCCACAGCTGCAAGCAATCACGCCATGCAATGGGCCTTTCACAATCCCTCCAGTGGCAAACGGAATAGAGGATTCTGGCTTGTCCTCCATTACAGCGCCTCCAATTCCTTCAGGCTTAGCGGCCGGTTGCGATTGTCGATGAGGTCTTTCAGGCTAATCTCTCCATCGTTCCAGAGCTTCCACTTGCCGTAGCCAAGGGCTTCAATTTGCCTCTCTTCCGATTGCGTTTCGAGCCATTCCTCATAATTCAATTTCGCAGAGACCTGCCCATCCATGCTGGCCCTGGTAGACTTCGGGATTTTGCTTTCGACACGATCCATCTTCTTCGCCAACTCCGGATCGCCTTTGGCATCGCGGATCAAATCACCCCAGGACTTCATGACGTTCACCAAATCAGATCGGCACCCCCAATGAATCGGGGGCGGTCCAGGAAACGGCTGCGTCGTGCCGTCCATCGGCTCACCGTCTAATGTCCAGGCCTGCCCGTCGAGCACCATGCAGGTTTCGGTAGTTCTTAAGTCGAGAGTCGATTTCCATTCCACGCCTTTTATTACGTCATCATTCGCTTTGAACGTCTCCATACGGGCATTCAGTGCGATTGACTGCACCGAAGTCCGGATCAAGGCCTCCGCATCTCGAGATGTAGCCTCCATAATGCCGTCCTTGAAGCCATTCTCTCGTCTGCCACGGACTCGACGCTTGAGGTCGGATAAGGTCTCCCCCGCAAACACCCCTTGTCGGATGGTGTTCTGGAATCGTTGCCTCAGCCGTGTGGATTGATTTGACCACCATTCTTTGGCAGGCAAGCCAAGTGAAATATCGTCATTCACCAGCGCTTTCAATGTGGCTTCAGAGACTCCGACCTCGACCAGTGACACGCCAATCGATTTGTTGATCGCTTCAGCAGCCTTGTTTGCCGACAGTTCCGCCAGCGAGAACATGCTCTCGTCATGCGCCTTCGCCATTTTCGCGTAGGTACGCGCAATCGTGTCGTCGGTGACTTTGAAGAGCGCTTGGAGTTTTCGCCTTGAGAAGGTCTGTTCGTGATCTGGCAAGGTTTTGTCCAACAGAACGATCAATTGATCACTAAGGCCTTCGAGAAAGCGCCGGATCTTCAGACGCTCCCCCGCCGAGAAGCGCGAGAGGTTCACATTCTGCATCGTGAACTTGTCGGCTAAGACATCGGCGATCGGCATTTAGGCCGCCTTCTCCGCGGGCTTCTTCTCTGGATCGATGGGCGGTTGCTTCTCTGGTGGTTGCTGCCCCTTTCGCTTCTGCGCCAAAGCCGCATTGACCAGGGCTTCGGTTTCAGGATCAAGAAGCCCGTTGCCGCTATTCTGCTCTTCGATCAGCGCCTTCTCCGTTTCCGCATCCACACCTGGGCGGGTAATCTCCCCCTTCTCCAGGTTGAAGTAGAAGGTCTCCCAGCTGATCTGCCCGCTTTGGACGGCTTGCAAGAGGGCCAAGAGAAGATCGGTCGGCATCTCGGCGTTCACGAAGTCTTGGTTCAACGCAATGACCATCTCGTCGTCAACCGTGTCGCCCTTCCAGTCGGCATGCCATCGCAAGACTTGCGTGAGGGCTTGGCTGATCGTCTGACACAGGGATTGAAGGATAGAGCGCTCGCCAGCTGTACGGGTCACAATGGTATCATTCGACTCCACAGCCGATTTCTGTTGCTCCAGGAGCCTCGCCCCCAGCACCGCCATTTGCTTTTCTTTACTCTCCAGGCCTTTCTCCAAAGCCCCCAACCCTTGGCCGGTAAATTCGAGAATGCCAAACTTCGCCAACGGGTCAGAGGCGGTCAGCACCACACTGGACCCCACCTTCATGGTCGTGCCGGCAGGAATGCCTGTCGCCCACACCGTAGGCAGTCCGCAGAAGTGGCGTCCATGTTCAAGATCCGCACTGGTCAAATAGTGCGACAGGTTCACATCGACCAAATCAATCAAGGGCGGATCTTCGACATCTGGCGTCACACTGGTGGGATTGATAAAGACAAAGGGAATGTATTTTAGCGGAGCTCCGCGGCGTTGCGGGATCGTGACTGGACCAGGAATCCATTCGCCTTCTTTGGTGGCTTCCGCTCCAGCCGCTTTCGTATAGACCTGCACTTCATAGTTTCCCTGTTCATTAATTCTGAGCACACGGTATTGCGTCTTGCATTCGTAGTCGAATTCATCCATGCCCTTCTGCTGTTCAGATTCCTCGCATAAGACCACCTTGACCAAGACCGGCACACCCCCACGAATCTCCGTATGCCAATTCTTAATGGCTTCCGCGGCATAAAAGGACCAGTACGGACGGCGCTCACTCGCGGGAATGGCTGCATCGTCTGCCATGTCACACAACACGCCACAGCGCCCGACTTGGAGCGTTTCCTCAATGACAGTCTTGGTAAGGGCCGGCAGACTCACCCCGGTCAGAGTGACGTTTTCAAGATCCTGCTTCAGTTCCTCATTCTTGAGCGTGATGGCCGGCTCTTTCCGCATGACGGCGCCACTCAACCCTTGCACGGTGCGCTTTGTGGCCCCATACCAGAGCGCACGCGTCTTATAGGCCTTATATTCAAGGTCCGTCTGGTCACCCAGCCGTGGGAGATAGGCTTCACCCGCATCCTTGACCGCATCTGACCCGCTATAGGCATCACGGCAGCGCTTCCATTTGGCAGCGACGGTTGAATACTGACGATGCATGGTGGTTACTGGCATGTGGACTCCTTCTTCTCGCTGGTCTCTATGACGCGTAGCATCTCCTCGACCGCATCTCGAATCAGCGGCCACTCCTCTTTCGTGAGGCTGATTTTCAAGTCCCCATCATCCCTGCTCTGTCGGATCACGATGAATAGTCCCGCCGCTTCATCATCAAGCTCAACCATTGTCGCCTTATCCGAAAAGATCGGCTCGTTGACCGGCTTGACAATCAGGCCATTGATAATCGCGTGGTACTCTGGCATGGAGGCTCCTTTTATGAATCGCCGTTGGCGGGCTGCGCGATCTCTCGCCGATGATCTTCACATCTGGCGATAACCCCGAAGGCCAAGCCCTGACAAGTTCTGAGATCGCCGGTCTTGAACCACCGCTCGTATTGCGACTCTTCGGCCTGGACTTTCATGCCAGCAAAAATGGCATGGTCAAAGCGGTTCATCAATTCGTCAATCAGCTTGTCGGTTTCGATCAATTCTAAATTCATTACACCCCCACCAGCTTTTGCGTGCCGGCGGAATGGCGCTTGAACATGCAACGATAGCGGGATTCATCGGCGCAATTATGGACAATTGCTCCGTTTGCAAGAGCGAATCGCTCCCATCCTGGCACTGTCAAGCAATACACATCTGCGAACCCAGCCGACTCAACGCGAACTATGCGCAAGCCTCCTGCCGCATTCTCCTGAGCAGGATTTGGTTGGATAGTATTTATTGACGGTGAACGATTTCCCGCATGCTGCACATGTGCGTTGCTCATGATCCAATCCAGCGCGTCGTCTCCATGCAGACTTGCAGTTATTGGAGCAGAATCGGCCAGTTGTCCGCGCTGATATTTTCGTCCGATATTGCGTCCCGCAGTTGTCACACGTTTTATCAATTCGTTGAGATAATGCCACCTTGCAGTTAGCTTCATAGTGCTGTCTATGCCATTCAATACCGTCGTCGCTTCCGTGCCATACCGAAGCAGCAGCAATGGCTCGACGGACATTCTTTGCACCCGCACCCGATCGCAGGCTGTGGTAGCTAATATGCTCAGAACCATGCTCAAGCGAGAGGTTGGACGGATCATTGTTGGTTGGATCATGGTCAACATGGTGGACGTGGAACCCATCTGGGATGGGGCCATGATCATGCTCCCATACGACACGATGAAGTCTGACGCCTTTGCGTTGAAAATATCTTCCACACTTGTAATAGCGCACGCCCATAAATTCTTGAATCGTTGAAGAGATGATCGATACCTCCATGAACGACCTCCATGGATCGAGGCAACATAACTTTTCATTCCGGCAGCCTTAGCCGCTTCCGTCCATTGGCCTAACGATGATAGAAATTTATGATCTGGTGTACAGACAACTGACGACCCATCACTGAATGTCACCTTAACTACCTCAGCATTCCGCCTCGTCAACCTTGCACTCTCACAATATGCCCACACGCCACTATCTACTAAGACTTCAGCCGGCGTATGAATGAGCGATTCAATCGGAACGGCCCCCGCTTTCGTCATCACATGAGTTCCGGCAACAAGGCAGTGATCCTCTGAGGCGGTATCGATATCCATGGGGTCATTCTTATCGCGCGGCGCAACCGGCACTGTCCGGATAAAATCGCGGCAGTTCTCAAATACGTACAGCCCTGGATCTTCCATCGGCTGCTTCTGTACCGCCTTAATCATTTTCCGCATCAATTCCCAGCCGTTCTTCCGACTACCAGGTGATGCATCGCCGGGATAGAACTGCATGCTCGCTTTGCTCATCTCGTCCGCAATGCAC